GTCCATAAAGCAGGTGAGCCATTCGCGACATGCTTAGTAAATTTCTTTGCAGCTTCGAAAGCGTATTTAGGTTACAACGCAACAGTTAACCAAAAGGAGTTCGAAACGATAAAACAAGCATTGCACGAATCGGTTATGCGTTACGAAATATCGTTACCCAATACAGAAGAAGTGGACACACCGGGTGAGGCATATAAACTTTGGTGCGCTGCTTATAAAAAAGGCAATAGCGTAGCACCTACGCTGAATTATTTCGATTTTGCTGCAATGTTTAAGCGCGATAGAAAAGTGCAAATTTTCGGCCTTACAATTGTTTTAAACCCGCTTTACAATTTATGAAACAGACAGGTATAACATCGCACGGAGCAGCTGAAATACTTAAAAATTTAGGTTTTGCAATAACTTACGATGCGGGTGAAACGTGGTGTAGTATAGATGTTGTGCGGGCAGGTAAGCAAGTATATTTCGAAAGAATGGAATTTCTTGAACGTAAAATGTTTACAACACCAAAACTTTGGGACAACAATAAGGTTGAATTAACTAATGCTGCGCTTCGAAAAAAAGCGTTTAGCAAACTTGCAATACAGCATCCAAAAGAATTCGATGTTGCGATTAAAAGAATTTCGCATGTTTTTGAAATATGTAACAGGGAAAAAGAAATTGACTTTATTGATGTTGAGCACGTTAAAATGACATTCAATATTGTTGACGGAATACGCGATCAACTAAACAGCGGGGAAACTGTTGTTATAACTCCAAATAGTATTTACGGAAAAATCATTAAATCAACACAAAATGGCAACACTTAAACCAACAAATGTAAAGAGCAGTTCCACAGGAACGCTAAGAAAAATTAAAGTCGTAAAAAAGCAAACGACTAAAAACATGCCTAATGCGCAGCCGCGTTCCGGGGGATTTCTTAAAACAAAAAAGGAAAAGGTGAATAAGCACTTGGAGTGCCTGCGCAAAGAATTAAGAGATATACGATTTTATTTAAAAGCGGATCCAAACGAAAGCACATACGATGAAGTTGTGCGTAATGTGACTATTTTACAAAAGGAAAAACTTTCACTTGTATTGCAAATGAAGCGTATTAGTGAAATGTGCGCTATGCGTGAAGGCGAAAACGTTTGTGATGCAGTGTCGCGCACAATAAAACAGCTTTATAACGAAAACGAATTAACGACCAAAGACGCTTTGATGTGGGAGAAAACAATGATGCAGTGTATTGGCGAAGATGGTCCGGGGAGCGTTACAGATGCAGTTGAAAGATTAAAAGAACAGGTTGCATTTGCCCGCGATTGTGGAAGCAATAAAGCATTTGCCCATTACGATAAAAAAATGGCTGAATTAGCAACAGCGGCCGAACTTATGGGAAAAGTATTGGTACATGCTTCGGTGGTAATTAATAGTAATCACGAAGTGTTTATTGAAGCAAATAAATTCATTCGAAAACACAAGTCATGGAACAGATAAAAAAACGCAAACTATCACTACGCGAAGCAATGCCAAAGTTGGAAGTTATCGCTATTCAATACGGGTTAAACCTAAACAAAGGAAAAGATTTTGCGCGTGCGCACAACTATTTAAAACAGATGTCTAATGGCTAAAATTAAAGAAAACCCGAAAGCATTTAAGGTTAATAAGCCGGGCAATGCAGATACAGCATTTGTAAGAAACGGAGAAACTTCGCCTGCATTTATTTACAGAGAAACGAATGGTATATATAATTATGTCGCTGAATTTGGTAGAGCACACGGAACAATGGATTGTCCATGGTGCGAAACTTCAAACAAGGTTTATATATGGAGTTTAAGTGGTGGAGGCAAAAGATGCGAGAATTGTAAATGTATGCTTGGAAATAGAATGGCAACAGTTAGTGTTGAAGCATATCAAATATTTAAAATACGCATGGAATGGATTACTACTTAATAACCGCATACGTCACTCCGAAAGATTCCTTTGGTGTTAAGCCAACAGAAATAAACTTGATCATCCAACACGATGATTATGAGCAGCGCAAACAAATATTCGAAAGTTATTTGTATAGAAAAAACCTGCGTTGTGAATTTGACGAGCATGGTAAGTTGGGCCGGTTTGAACTTGGAATGATTTATGGAAAAGTAAATGTTGTATATGAAGGAGGAAAAACAATACGTTGGCAGGAGGTGGAACAGCACAATAAAAAGCTACGTTCCAAAAACAAAAAAGCAAACGAAGCGAAAGCCGATAAAGCAGCAATCGAAAAAGCGTGCGATCGAGAATAGGTTATACAGCCAACATAGCAGGCCGGAATATTTAAACGATAACCCATACTGCGAAATAAAAAGATTTGGTTGCACTGTAACAGCGACACAGATACACCATAAAAAAGGGCGCATTGGTAAACTTTTAAACGATAAAAAGTACTTTTGCGCAACGTGCGACAATTGCCACAAGTGGGCCGAAGCAAACCCGGTTGAAGCAAAAGAATTAGGTTTTTCACTAAATAGATTTAATCAAGATTATGACAAGGAATGAAGCGTTCGAATTGTGTTTAGAAAAGCACATTAAACCCAAAGTTAAAAAAGGTGTGTGGGCAAGTTATTTGCACCGGTACAAACGCGGTGGATTAAAGCAAACAACGATTACTGAATTATTGCATGAAAATGGATTTGTTGTAACACAGGAGGAGCAGTGGCATAGCAGTGAACATGTTACGAAATCGGTGGATGTAGCTGTTGTTAATACCTTAAAAGACTTTATTGGAAAGGAGATTACACCGGAAACAAAAATGAAAATGCAAGGCAAAATTCTTGATTTGCTTGATAAAAAACCAATCCTTTCAATGGTTAAAGAGATTGCGGACAATAAACAGGATCCAACGGAAGAAAAATACATCACACTTGCTGTATTCGACAAATCAAATTTACGTTTTAGGCTGCGCACTATACAGGCGGACACATTTGAAGAAGCTAAAAAGAAAAACAAAGGCGAGGGAGTTGACGTTACAGACGACATGTATGAGTTGATTAATTTTGTAAATAAAACAATCGAGCAATATAACTCATGAGTAGTTTCCTTTTCAAAACAGCGCAACGAAAATCCATGGAAGAACTTGCAATGCGTACACGAATAGCAAGTTATCAAAACAGTCCCGAAAAATGGCTTATGGAGCGTTTTCGTGAAGATGAAAAACTATTGAATTGGCACAAGTACGGAGGGTATGAATCGCACAAATGGGATGGCACAGAAAATCCATTTGCAACAGCATTTAAAGCATTAGCAAACAAAGAATGGGTTGCGATTGAAAGCGCAACATCTGTTGGCAAAACATTTTATTTGCCGCGTGCAATGTATTGGTTCCTCGATACATTCCCGGATAGCTTAGTAATAACAACAGCACCGAAAAAAGAACAATTGCGTAGGGTATTATGGACCGAAATAGGAAATGCGTTTCCAAAATTTAAACAGATCCGTCCGTATGCAGAAATGTTTACGCTAAACTTAACGGTTGATAGTAGAAGCAATACAGTACAATACGAAAAAAACGAATGGGGTGTATATGAAGCTAAAACATCCGGGCACGGACATGAAGCGATTGGTATTGTTGCCGGTGTTGGTTCGGGTGAAGATTCAGCAGTAAAAATGCAAGGTTTTCACCGTAAGAATATGTTATTTATTATTGAAGAAGCAGCGGGAGTTCACCCGGCTGTGTTTACTGCAATAACGAATACATGTACCGGGGGCAACAACTTAATCATTGCGGTTGGAAACCCGGATAGTGAATTAGATGCCTTACACCAATTTAGCCAAAAACCAAAAGTTCGCCACATCGTAATTTCAGCATACGATCACCCGAATATTATTTTAAACAAAGAAATTATTCCGGGGGCGGTTACAAAACAATCAATCGATTTGCGGGCCGATGAATACGGGGAGGATAGTCCGTTTTTTAAATCGCGTGTTCGCGGCATTGCACCAACAGAGGGTGTAGACAGTTTAATTAAAAATGATTACTTCGAACAGTGCTTGGAGTTTGGAAATAAATTTATTGGCACTGAAAGCAATTCAACTTTATTTTACAATGCTTTTGGAGTGGATGTAGCGAATAGCGAATCCGGGGACATGGCAGCTGTTGCAGCCGGGAAAGGGAATAGGCTTGATTATTTAAAAGAGTTCCAATGTCAAAACGCTACGCATTTAGCATACAATTTAATTTATGACGATGTGCAACTTGCTGAATTAGGTTACAGAAATTATTCGCTTCCAAAATTAGCAGACTACGAAGTAATGTCGCAATGTATTGGTGTGGATAGTGTGGGGATTGGAGTTGCAACAGTTAACGCATTTCACGATTGCGGCTATCCATGTATTTCGCTAATGGGCGGCCAAATGGAATATGCAATTAGAACAGGGTTGCAGGGTGAAGATTTATATAAGTTTTCAAACCTAAGAAGCCAAATGTATTTCGAAGCGCGCGAAGATTTGCGTTCCGGGGAAGTTATTATTGGTATTAAAGACAAACGCGTTTTACAGCGACTTAAAACTGAATTAATAACAATCAAGTATAAAGTACAAGGCGGGAAAATTCAAGTTGAAGATAAGCAGGAACTAAAAAAACGATTAGGGGGCAAGTCGCCAAACCTTGCAGATGCTTTTGTGTATTGGAATTGGATGCGCAAAGGATATTACATGCAAGGACTACATTTACCGTTTGCCTAAAAATAATACTATCTTTGAGTAAAAGGCAATCATGAATTTTGTTCTAAAAACGGGAAATACTTTTTATGGAGGCGATGGATTTATTGCACCTATAAAATCGTCTAATGTAGCAGGCGAGGATAACATATTTTTGCCTGTGAGTGGCGGAAGAAGCAGCCAACCGGAAACAATTGTAACGTTTGCACCGGCCAACAAACTTGTTGAAATTCCTCCCGATTTTTCAATTGAATATTTATCTACATTGGAAAACCTTGCTGCATACAACAGCGACATTTCCTATGCTTTGGACAACATAGTTCAATTAGCAAACACAGAGCACGAAATATTTTTCAGCGACAAAGTTAGCGACAGCCAAAAGGCAAAAATGAAAGCGCACTTGAAAGAAGTTGAAGGTAAATGGTATGCTAATTCATCCGGAACTCGATCTTTAAAAGCTGATTTACTTGCGCAGGTTGTAATAAATGGAGCACTAAGCGCAGAGGGTTATCCCGATGAAAAATTAAAAGGAGTAAAGCAAGTTGTTCGCGTTTCGCCAAAACATATACGCTTCGTTTTTTCAAAGGATCAAGACGCATATTTGCCATACCAAACGGGAGCGTTTGCATTATCGCAAACTAATTACAACGGATTGATAGAATTAAATACATCAACATATTCATACATTGCACTACGCAGGTATTTCCAATCACCATACGCAACACCTCCATTCATAAGCGCAATTGATGCGCTATGTACGCAGAAGGACATGTTGGCTAATTTCAAAAACATTATGCAGAAATTAGGCATGTTAGGGTTCTTGACTGCAACTGTAACACCTCCAATACAGAAACCGGGTGAAAATCCCGAACAATATTGGGAGCGATGCGCAAACTATTTAAACAACACTGTTTATCCGCAATTGCAAAAAAACCTCGGAAAAGGAATGGTTGCAGGTTTTAAAGACAAGCACGAATTCAAGTTAGAAGGAAACAACATGAATGTGCAAGGCGCAGCCGGTTTGTATGACTTAGTGCAATCGCGAATTTTTGCAGGTGTAAAGCAGGATGGAAATATGTTAGGTGTAAACCATGCAACAACCGAAACGTTTGGCCGCGTAATACTTGCAAAATTGTTATCGCAGATTGAAGATTACCAAAGTGTTGTCGATGCTTTTTATTCAAAACTTTATTTACTTGAATTACGTCTTGCAGGTTTTTCTCCCGGGTATGTGGAAGTAAAATCGAAGCGTCCTTTGGTTGGTGATGTAAAAGCAGAAGCAGAAGCAGAAGGCAAAAAAATCGACAACGTTAAGAAGAAACGCGACATGGGAATTATTGGACAAGAAACAGCCGCGCAGGAACTTGAATACGATAAAGCGTATGCCGAAGGCGATATTGTTCAAACAGGAACAGGAGTACAGGATGCAGGAGGAGGCACCGGGCCAACAACAACCCCAACAGGAACAAAAACGGATCCGTCAACTGCTAAGAATGCAAGCGTATTAATAAAACAAGCGGAATATAAGCTGAATAAGCACGTTCGTGAATACGATTACTGTGTAGGCCATACATGCGGACAATTCGCAGAAAAAAGCAACTTTATGCAGTTTGCCGGGTTTAAAGGAACCGACCTTGATAAATTCGCAAAGCAGTATTTTAAAGAAATGTATGCTGCTTACTCAACAGCCACATCAAGCA